AATGGTAGACGCAAGGGCGACCGATTACCTCGTTGTACGCTATCGGGACTGGCTTGTATCAAGCCTTGGAAAAGCGAAACACGTATTGCAGGTTCGAATCCTGCCTGTCGCAAAATTCATCTGCCATGTGCAGAAAGAGCTCGGGGTTCGTTAGACGTAACGAACGCTGGTGGCTTTTGCGGGATGTGCCGATAAACACCCTGCTAAACGTCCTTCTGTGCTGATAAGTATCCTTGGGTACTTCCGCAAGGGTAGGTACAGGAGTCAAGCCCCACGTGGCTCAATGCCCTGGTACCCATTGTGTGAGGGTGCTAGAGTACAGCACGGGTGAACGTCACTACCCGGTCACGTATGCAAAATCGTGTGTGAGTAGTGCGGTGACGGCACGAATCTTACCGTGGGGCTTATTTTTTATGGAAGGTAAATAATCATGACAATAGGATAACAGCGATGGAATATGATAATCTACCAAGAGAATTAGAATGCCGAATTTTTAAGCGGATAATGAAAATATTTGTTTATACGCACAGTGAAAATGCAATTAAAAGTATAGTCGAGGATGAAATTAAAAAATGGTATAAAGAGCAAGAAATTGTTTCTGTTAAGAGTATCCATGATTGCTGGACATAACAAACAATGGAGGATATAAAAAATGAGAATATTAATTAACATTACAATTGAAAATGATAAAGGAAGAAAAATTAAGGAAGATAGCTATTTATTGCTTGAATACGATAGATATGACATACAGAGAATGATTTTAGACCGAAGCAATGTAACAGATATATATGAGTTTAAACTTATTGCAGAACGAGATAATTCCAAATTGCATGGGCTAGAATAGATGAAATTTATAGATGGAGCTATTTAATATGTGGCTATGGTTGGAGGCAAAAATGAAAAAGAAACAAGACAAAATTCGTAATAATTACAAAAAGAAGTAAACAACAGGACAAACACTGTGTCGGTGACCAGTGCCTGTTGGAAATTCAACTAAGGGGGAAGTATAGCCTTTACCTGAGGAAGAAGATGTAGTGGTAGTGTACTCAAAAGCCCGCTGTCTATTAAAGATAGCGGGCTATTATTAACGGTTAATCTACACAATTAAAAAAATTGTTGCTATAATTATTATATTGTTATATACTAATAGTACTATCAGTAAAACAATTAATAAACAGTATATAAACAAACAAGGTTGTAACATGCCGAGACAGTTTGTAAAAGGTGACCCTCGAATTAACCGCAAAGGTAGACCTAAAAAAGAGTTTACAATAACTGATAAAATACGACAGATAATCCAAGAAAAAGACCCGCAACTGAAAAAGACCTACCTTGAGATTTTTGCTAGTACCGTGATTAAACGTGCAATTAAAGGTGACCCGACGTGTGTAAAATTAGTAATGCAGTATATCGATGGTATGCCTACTCAAAGAATAGAAATTAACGATAAACTTGAGGAAGCTATTGAAGCATTTAGAAATATTAAATAAAGAATAAATTGATGTGGATTATACAGAAAAGCAGAAAGAAATCATCCGGCACGAGAATAGGCATAAGCCACTTATTACGATTTGCGAGGGTGCGGTTCGGTCTGGTAAAACAATCATTAATATTGATCTATTCAACATACATATAGCCGAGAAACGATACAAACACGTTGACTATATTATCACCGGTTATACGATAGGATCGATTGAAAGAAACGTTATAAAGCCGTGGTCGGAAAGATGGGGGATAAGGCTAAGGTTAGATCAGCATAATCGTTTCGAGCTGTATGGTAATAGAGTAAACTGCTTTGGTGCTGATAAAGGCGATAGTTACAAACACATGACAGGGTTAACCTCGTATGGGTGGTACGGTACTGAGGTAACACTACAGAACTCGAATACGATAAATGAGGCGTTTGACAGAACGAGCGGTGATGGGTACAGGATATTCTGGGATATGAACCCGGATTACCCAGAACACCCGATAAAGATTAATTATATCAATCGGTCGGGTGAGAAACTACAAACAGGCCGGGAGCGAATAAAGGCATGGCATTTTCAGTTAGAGGATAACACGTTTCTAACTGGTGAGTATATAGAGAATCTTAAAAAGTCGACCCCCAGCGGTGTATGGTATGATCGGAGAATCAAAGGGTTATGGGTTGCCGCTGAAGGGCTTGTGTATGAGGACTGGAATCCGGAGGTACATCTTGTCGAGCCGTTTAAGATACCCGATGAGTGGCAACGGGTAATCGGTATTGATTGGGGATATACGAATCCTTTTGTTGCGTTGTGGGGTGCTGTTGATCCGGACGGAAGACTGTATATCTACCGAGAATATTATAAGAACCAGGTACTGATTAGGGAACATGCAAAGAAGTTACACAGGATGGCGTACCAGGATGGCTGGAAGGATGAGAAAGGAAAACATTCTCGTGAATACATATTCAATGTTGCTGACCATGATGCGCAGGATAATGCGGAATTAAAAAAGTACGGAATTAATACAAGGCCGGCGCAGAAGGATGTACAAATCGGTATACAGAAAGTAGCGGAAAGATTGAAGGTTCGGAAAGACGGAAAACCCCGATTAATGATATTCCGGGATTGTGTTAATCTTAAAAGAGAAATGGGTATGTATCGATGGACAGAACGGAAAGAGGGAAAACCCGTAAAAGAAGAGCCACTAAAAGTTGATGACCACGGGCCGGATGCGTTAAGGTATATGGTAATGGAACTTGATAATGAGAGATCACATGGTATATATATCTAATTATAGCAGGGCGAGAATATGGGAATAAAGAACAGATTAATGACGATATTCAGAAGACAAGAAAGGAAACAGGATGGGAAAGCTATTGGTGCAGGATGGAATCAGGTAGCAACGGTTATGCCGCAGGGTGATACTTTTCTGCACTTCCTGAGTTTGGCGAGTGAAGAGGATTATCCACAGTACATAAGAATACAAGACCCGTACCTTGATAATTCATGGGTATTTGCAGCAATACAGGTTATGGCAATTAACATGGCGCAGGTACCTTTTAAACTTTATAACGGTGAGAATGAGATCGAGGAAAGCGGGCAATATATGTGGTTGTGGAGGCTTTTTAACAATGTTGCGCCTTATTACAATCGGTATGCTTTGATCGAGAGTATACCGTTGTGGCTGTCGTTAAGGGGCGAAGTATTTTGGAGAATAATTCGGAGTGATCTAACTGGGCGGACACCGACAAGAATACGAATATTAGAGCCCGATTATATGCGGGAAATTGTACGGGATGGTGAAATCGTACAATGGGTGTATGAGCCTGTTAGAGGAAATAAAGATTTTATCGATCCGATAGATATAATACAATTCAAATACTACAATCCGTACAATCGATTCAGGGGATTGTCACCGTTGACGGCGGCAATGCTTGGGTTGCATATCGATTATTCGGCCGCCGCTTTCAACTATTACTTCTTCAATAACCAGGCGACACCGGGCGGTGTTCTCACAACCCCTTCAGAAACAATTACCGACAAAGAAAAGGATGCTATTGAATTACGATGGAAAAAGAAACATCGGGGGCTGAAGCGTACCGGGATAATGGCGGTGTTAAGCCATGGTGCGAAGTACGAGCAGATATCACTTGCACAAAAAGACATTGAGTATATCAATCAAAAGAAATGGGCAAGAGAAGAAGTATTTGCTGTGTTAATGGTTCCGCCGGCGTTGTGTCAGGTTCTCGAATACGCGTCGATAAAATCAAACATTAAAGAGCAGAGAATACAACTTTACGAGAACAATCTCATACCGAAGATGAAGATGGTAGAGGATACATTAAGGACTGATTTCTTTGGTAGAGAAAAGCTGATGGGGATAATGGGACGGTTCGACCTTGAGCAGGTCGAGGCGTTGAAAGAAAACCTAACAGAGAAAATCAAACATGCCCGGTTGTTATGGCAGATGGGATTTACAGCGAACGAGATAAATGAACGATTACAGTTAGGATTTGAGGATAAGCCGTGGCGGGATCAGTGGTGGACGACAGGAAACATGATGCCGATATCAGGGGATGGTTCAGAAAAAAGTGAAAGAGGCCAAAGAGACTAAAGATAAAATATTTGACAGGGAATATACGGAAGGCAAGAAGATATGGAAACGGTTAATACGTAGAGTAACACCGATTGAAAATGAATATGCAAAAAAGCTACAGGATTACTTTTACAAGATAAGGCAAGATGTATTGAGCAAGATACTTGGCGAAAAGAGTGTTCTGAAGAAAGAGATAAAAGCAGGTGGATATGATGTAAACGAATTATTGTTTTCAACGGAATATGATGCTATAATACAAGAAATAAGCAGGGGTAGTTTTGAGAAAGCGTATAGTTTGGGAATTGAATCAGTTGGTATCGAGACGACATTCAGTTTGACAAATGTACGGGCAATTGGTTCGCTGTCAAAAAGAATTAGGGCGATAAAAGAAATAAACGAAACGGTAAGGGAGCAGTTGTTGACGACAATGCAACCTATACTGAAAGAGGGATTGCGAGAGGGTTTAGCGTATGATACAGTTGCAGGGAAACTGGCAGAAGCGGCGAGAGGGGTATTGAATAATGCACGGAATCGGGCGAAAACCATTGCTCGTACTGAGATAAATGGAGCTATGAATCAGGCAAGGTATGATACGATGAAAGAAACAGGAATAGAGAAACACCGGTGGACAACGAGCCTTGATACGAAAGTACGTGATAGTCATTTAATGCTTGAAGGACAGGTGCGGTCGGTAGATGAATATTTCGATAACGGGTTACAATTTCCGCACGATCCGGCGGGTGATCCGGCAGAAGTCATTAATTGCAGGTGTATAGCAGTACCGGTTACAAATGAATAAAAGAGAGAGAAAAAGGGGAAAATTAAAATGGGAAAAATAGAGAAAGCATTAGTTAAATGCGAGATTAAAAAAACAGGTGAGAACGAATATAGTTTTATAATGAGTGATGAGACCATTGACCGGGATGGTGAGATAATAAAGGTCGATGGATGGGATATTAAAAACTACAAATCAAACAATATCCTGTTATGGGGACACAGGCATGATATTCCGGGAATTGGTGTTGTCGGTAAAGTGTTAAAAGAGGATGGGAAACTTGTTGCTAAAAAGGTTCGGTTCGCTTCGCCCGGTATTTATGAACTTGCCGATACGATACATGGATTGGTAGATGATGGGGTTCTGAAAGCTGTATCAGTAGGGTATATGCCAGTAGAGAGAGAATACCCGGAAATGGAAGATAATAATAAAAAGAAGAAGCCGAGAGTAGTAACGAATAAGGCTGAACTTTACGAATTGTCTATCGTGAACGTGGGATCGAATCCGAATGCATTGATGACGGTAAAATCGGCCGAGGCGAAAGCACAAAAAGGCTACACAGGTGATCCGGCGCAATACCTCGTAGAGGTAATGAATAAGCGGGTGATAAGTTATGCGGGTGCTCACAGCGGTGGAACACCGAAAGCATCGAGAGATGCTGAATGGGACGCAGCGGCTGAAGTTTCAAAGGCCGATGTCGATGATCTTAAAATAATGTGTGCCTGGATGGATAGTGAAAATCCGGACATAAAATCAAGTTACAAGTTTCCTCATCACAAAGCAAGCGGACAACATGCGGTTGTGTTCAGGGCCTGCGCAGCTGCTATTGCTGTTCTAAACGGCGCAAGAGGGGGAGCGAATATTCCAAGCGCTGATAGGAAAGGGGTATATAATCATGTAGCAAAACATATCAGGGATGATTTCGATGCTGAACCTGCACCATTGAAGAGCATAGAGGAAATCGAAAATGACCCGTATAATATTCTATTGAACGAAATCAATGTATTGAAAAATGAAATCAAAAATGACATTGAAGAGTTGAAAGAAGTATTGAAAGAAAATGAAATGAAATGGCAGAGTAGGCTTGAGAGGGGTAAATACAATAGTATTCTGGCAGTGGATGATAAAATAGATAATACATCCGACAAAGCTGCAGAAAAACAGAATAAAATAGGGTTATTGTTCAAAGAGCCTGCAACGCTAACGACAATCTTAAAAACAGGAGATGGTAAAAATGAGTGACTCAAATAAAAACATTTTCGCAATGATCGAGGACATGCGAAAGAAAGGTGAAAATGCTACAACTGAAGACCTCTGGAATGTCATTGAGGAAATGCAGAAAGGGCATGAGGACTATCAGCAAAAGAAAGATGCTGAAGTTGAGACATTGAACAAGACAATCGCAGAAATCATCGAGAAAGCGACAAAGGAAAAAGATAATCACCTAATCAAACCGCCACAGAAAAACGGTGGATTCTTGAAGGCGGTTATGGATAACGACATGCTTGGTATTGAGAAATACGGCGGTCGATTTTCGAGGAAGGGTGATCCCTGGGATGACAAGGACGATTGGAACAAGTTTATCGGTATGAATGACGCACAGCAGAAGGCGGCGCTTGGTACGGTTCTAAGGGGTGATGCTACTACTGGATCATATCTTGTACCTGCAGAATGGTACAGTGAAGTGATGAGGATTGCCGCGCAGACAAGCCAGATGATGGGTAAGGTAACGACAATACCGATGCCGGCGAGGACAATGTATCTACCGACTGGTGGAACAGGGATTACTCTTGCATGGCCGAGTGATGAAACAACGGCTAAGAGTGAAACCAATCCTACTGTCGGACAGGAAACACTATCGGCGAAAACCTGTGCCGCATGGATGACATGGACTGAGGAACTCGAGGAAGATTCAATCGTGAATCTTGTACAGTATTTTCAGATGTTGTTCGGTGAGGCCTGGGCACAAGAGTTTGACAAACAGGTGCTTTATTCGAATGCATCACCGTTTACCGGGATTGCTTATGATAGCGGATGTTCAATCAGGAATATGGCGGCAGGCAAGACATCTTTTGCGGATGTTGAACTTGACGATTTGATCGACATGGAAAATGATATCTCAACGGCTGGTGGTGAAGGTGCACTCGTTAATGCTGTCTGGATTATGAGCAGATATACCTTCAATATTCTCAGGAAATTACGAACGGATGACGGAGAATATATCTATCAGAAGGCGGCAGATGGCGTACCGGCTACTATCTGGAATCGCCCGTATATTATCAGCGATCAGATGCCGGGTAGCTCGAGTGATGCGGTGGATACTCCGTTTCTGATTCTCGGAAATCCGAAATACGTTGCACATGGTGAGAGAGTTGGAATGGAGTTTAAGGTGTACCGCGATACGATTCGGAACGTAGACTATGACCAGATATTCTTGAGGTTCCGAATTCGGGCAGGTTTTGTTGTTGCTGTAGAAGAGGCTTTTGCAGTACTCGAAACAGCGGCAAGTTAATAGATGAGCGAATTGTTAATTCGCAGGGTTGAGGGGGCTCCGGCCCCCGATATTACCCCATCAAAATAAACGAGGTAAAGAAAAATGTATGGAGCTTACATTTCAGGGTTCGTACCCGTTGATTATCACACAGAAAATGCGGGTACAGCGATTACTGAAGAGATTCAAGGACAGAACGGCAAAAGGCTTGCGTTGCTGGCATATGAAGTTGTAACAGATTCAACAGCACATACCTTGTTATTGATGCACCCAGGTTCTTCAACAGGATCGAGGAATACAGCAAGTGCGGCGGCGTCGTCTGGACAAAAGGTGATTAATGTTACCAATACCCCGCTTGATCCTGCAGGAAATGCGGCGGCGCAAAATGATATTGTGGCATATCAGTGCACCGATGGTTCATGGGAGTTTAACACGATTGCATCCGTGTCAACGAAAGCAATCACCCACAGTACCAATCTTGCGAAAGCTGTTGCATCAGGTGCAAAATACAGAATATTCGGTGTTGCTGCTGATAATGCATCGCACCAGATTACCCTTACGGCGAGTACGACCAACAGAAACGGCTATGTACCGATTACTGCGGTGAATCCGTATAAAGGTGATCCGTGGTACGTGTATATTGCCAATGCTACTGCTGCAAGCAAGATCATGAACATGCTGCTTGCTTACATCAATAAGTAAGTAGTGCGGTCAAAAGGGAGACGAGAGGTAGTAAGTAGGGGGCTTCTGAAAGGGTGGGTGTGCCTCCCGCCTGCCCTACCCCCTATTTGAAAGGAAACAATATGTGTGAACGTGGCGATACAGTAAAGTGTAATGTATTAGGAAGAGGCGTTATGATTGATAGATGTATCGTACCGATTATTAATGCTTTGAATGAATGTGGATTGGTAACTGCTGAAAGCTGTTGCGGGCATGGTGAAACAGAAGGGCATATATTGTTTTATCAGGATGGAAAGCCGAGATTGATGGTATTGTATGAGAGAGGCGAGCCGTCAATAGAAATGTACCAAAAAAAGTATCGTAAATATGCGGAAGAATCAGAAGAGAAAACAAAACGGAAGAGGAGGAAAAATAAACTATGAATTTACGAAAACTTGTTGAGGAAATTAAGACAGAAAATGATGTTGTCGATTACAGAAAAAAGGTTGCAGATGAGATCGAGAAGTTGAAAGAAAAAGAAGAACACAGAACAAGGATATAAAATAATGGCTTTTGATCCGTCAATAGATACTGATAATAATCTTGTCGATCTTGATACTGCTAATGCGTTTGTCAATGGTGATACGGGCAATGCTGATCAGCAGAAGATACTGACATATTATATTAATAGTGCAAGTGCATTTTGTAATCTATATACCGACAGGAAACTGAAGAGCCGGGAATTAACAGAATATTACAGCGGAGACGGCACGAATAGTATAATAACAAATGAATACCCGGTAACAGAGATAACAGCGGTATATGATGATCTCAATAGAACGTATGGGAGCGATACTTTAATAGATAGTGATGATCTTGCTATATTACCAGATGGGCTTGCGTATAAAATAGTGTATGATGGCGGAGTGTTTCAGGTCGGTATTCGGAATCTGAAAGTACAATATACAGCAGGTTATACATCGATACCGAATGACCTGCAACAGGCATGTTTGGAAGTGGTAGCGTATTATTTTAAGAATACCGAAGAAAACCGGTCCGGTGTTACAACAAGGACAATGGGCGGGGGTTCTGTTACGGTAGAAACGACAGATATACCGAAAAGTGCATTGAGAATATTGGAAAGATATAAAAGAAAATGGTAAAAGAATGGTAAACAAGAATGGCTGATATAAGAATAAGTTTTGATGACGAGAGGGTGCGGAACGCATTAAATAAATTGATGCGGCATATCCCGAAAATCGTTGAAAGGCCGATGATGGTAGTGGCACAAACAATTGCTGGTATAAGTCAGGAACATTACTTGCGTGGGCCGAAACCTGACAGGTTAGCAGTTGCTACTGGTAGTTTGCGTAAATCTATCAGCTCAAAAGTAGAAGTAAAGGGAGAAGAGGTAATAGGATATGTTGGAACTAATGTCGTATCACCGGGTGGGTTTAATTACCCGGCATATTGGGAATTCCACGGACGGAAGGGGAAGCCGAGACCGTTCTTGACGCCAGCAAGAGAGAACCACCGGGAAAAGTGGTGGGGGGTATTTGTTAAAGAATTAAAAAAAGAGATGCGGGAATATTTGAACAGGTTAAGCAGGGGAGTAGGTTAATAGATGAGTAAAAGAGAAGATATACTCGATAATGTTGTGACGACATTAGGTGGAATAAAAAAATCTCAAGGTTATAATAATGATATAGGGCTTGTTACACGAGAAGTCAACGATTGGAATAAGTTGTTACCGAATCAGAAACCGGCGGCTATGGTGTTTTGGACATCGGACGACAAAGAAACAGAGACAATTAGTTTATCAGGTCAATACGTATTATCGACGTTGAATCTGGTAATCAGAGGGGTTGTATATGCAAAAAGCGGGCTGGAAGAAGCGTTGAATGATTTTGCAGAAGATATTGAAACTATAATGGCGGTCGATGAAGAGCGAGACAGTAATGCGAATTATACTATACCCCGCAGAATAACAGTATATCAGGGTGAAGACAGTTATAATATAATATTCGATTATGAATTTGTAATCGGATATCATTATGTGTATGGCAGCCCATAAAACTTAGTTTACTAAGAAAAAAACTTAGGTGCTAAGAAAAATAAGGAAGGATAAAAGGGAAGGATAAAATGAAAAGAGTTAAAACAAAAGAACCGTTTATTACGAAGGCGCACAGAGTGATATGCAAAAAGCCTGGCGAGATTATCAATATGCCGGATGAGGATTATGAAGAGGTTAAAAGCAAAGTGGTAGTTATCAGTGGTACAGAAGATGAAAAGAAAGACGAAAAAAAAGAGGAAAAGAAAAGAATAAAACTAAAACCAGAACTAAAACCAGAACTAAAACAAGAAAAAGTAGAGGAGGGTTATTAAAATGCCATTAGGAATAGGAGCAGCTGGAAGAGCAGGAATTGGTAAAGAAACAACGTGGGGGGAGGCTGTAACAGTAGACACGTTCATCGAGTTATTGACACCGGAAGATGTGCGGAACGATGTTGAGAAGTTAGAAGCAGGCTTCCTCATGGGATCGAGAAACAACTACAAGTACTATAAGGGGATTGAGGATATAGGCGGTACATTCTCGATGGTTTTGAATCCTGATAATATCGGGTTACTTTTGTATATGGCTTTGGGCGTGGAAGCTGATCCGGCGCAGGTTGATGAGACTACTGCTTATGACCATGATTTTACGCCGGCGGGCACGGATACAGACCTTGGGAGTTTTACCCTTGAGATCGAGCGGGATATTACCTGTTGTATCTATGCCGGATGTACAATTAACAACATGACATTGACGGCGGCAAAGGGATCACTTATTACTGCTGATTTTGAGATTGTCGGAAAATCAGAATTAGATGACCAGAGCCCGCAGCAACTAGAACCGAGTACAAGAATACCTTATATGTTCCATCAAGGTTCGCTTGCTATTAATACGGTCGATGTTGCATATGTTAATAGCTTTAATTTCACGTATGGTAACAATCTTGATGTTGATGGCGGGTTTGTCCTGAATGGTAGCAGGAATCGGGCGCATGCTTATAAACAGGGCGGGACACTAACCGGTTCGATGGAATTAGAATGGACAAGTGATTCAGACGATTTAAGGGACGCTTATCTCGATAATACCCAAAAACAACTAACATTAACGATAACAAGCACTGAGGAAATCGAAGCTGGGTATTACTACACCTTAACGGTAGATATACCAAAGGTGCATATCATGGGTGATCCGCCGGTATTAAGCTCTCGGGACAGGACGCCGTTTACCGTTAATTTTGAGGCGGTGTACGATGCTACTAATTTTGTCAAGATTACGCACAGAGATGCACAAGATGCTAAATGGAGCGCATAAATAATGAATGGAGGCTTTTAATATGAAATACAATGTTGATAGTATCAAGATGTCAGAAACAAAAGAAGTTGATATATCGGAGTATATCCCATCGGCAACAGAACCAGTAAGAAATACGATTGAAATAAAAAATACTGAATGGTTTACAGAAGCGAGGAAGATTGAACTGTTAAACGGTGTGTTGGTCGATGATAATTTTCCGTTTGAGAAATGGGACGAAAAGACAATCGATGAAATAGATGAGCGATGCCCGGAATTGATACAATATTTACAGGATGAAATACAGGAATTCAATCGCCCTTTAGCCGAGAAGAACAACGAGAAATAGAACAAGTTACGAAATGGGTGTACCACAGATATCCTTTTCCTTATGGCACAAAACAGTATTTTCAATACATGAAATGGTACTGGTGGATAGAATCATATTGTTATATGCGGGATATGCAAGTATTACCAGGTGAGGGCGGGTATCATGATCAGGATTGGAAATATATGGAAATATATAATATTATCCGGTCAGCAATAATCAAGGAACAGAATAGAGAACAAAGTAGAGGGTTGCAGCAGATAAGGAAAAGGCATGGCAAAATGTGAAGATGCTGAAATAGCTATTGTCGCAAAAGATAAAACAGGCGACGGAGTAAAATCTGCAAAGTCCAAGATCGGCAAATTAACAAAGACTATTAAAAATTATTGGGCTGAAATAGCAGTTGTTGCAGGGACTATTTATGGAGCCATAAAGGCTGTTAAGAGTCTCACCGATGCTTATGGATTACAAGAAGAAGCAGAAACAAAATTAACAGCCGCATTAAAAGCGACCGGTCGATATAGCGAATCTACAGAAACTGCGTTACATAATTTTGCAAAAGAGATGCAAAATGCTACCGGAATCGGTGATGAATTGACGATTGCCGCTGCCGGTATAATGACCACATTTACAAATATTGCCACAGAAACTTTCCCGGATGCACTTGAAGCCGCCGCAAATATGTCAAAAATGTTTGGGCAAGATTTACAACAATCTATAATCCAGCTTGGTACAGCCCTGAATGATCCCATTGCTGGGGTTGGAAGATTAAAACGAATTGGCATATCTTTTAGCGAAGAACAGAAAAAATCAATTGAACTTTTCATGGAACAAAACGATATCATGTCTGCTCAGCGGGTGATATTGGATGAATTGGAGCTTGAAATCGGCGGTGTAGCCAGGGCAATGGGCAAAACATGGAAAGGACAAACTGAAATATTGACAGCAGCATTTGGCGATCTGAAAGAAGAAATGGGACGAGTCATAGTCAATAGAATGGAGCCAATGTTGCCTGTAATAACCAGAATGGTAACAGCTACTAAAGATTGGATTAAACAGAAAAATGATTTGCGAGAAGCATATAAACTTGTAAATAAAGAAATGGAAGGTACGATTAAATTAACAAGAATACAATTATTACAAGCAGAACAAGATGTTGCGCTTCATGAATTAAAAAAACTAAAAAAACAAGCTGAATTAGAAGTAACGACTTCAACGCTTGGAAGTCTTAAAACCGAAATAAGTACTATCTATGATATGATAGCTGCAATGGAGAATGAAATAGAAACACGAGGTAAAGTTATACATAGTTTACTACTTAATATGGAAAAAGCGAAAGAAGGGAAAGAAGCAATTAAAGATAGAAGTGACGCCCTTAAGGATGAAGAGGAAATCATACTAGAATGGCGTGATCAAATGGCATTAGCTGGGCTTGATGCAGCATTTTTTACAAATGCTACACAAACAGCGAAAGATGCCATTGAGGAAACAACAACTGCTATTGGAAACAATACAACTACTATTGGAAACAATACAACTACTATTGGAAACAATATGACTGCTATTGCTAACTTGTATGGTGTGTATTCACGATTCGGAGATATAGTAAGAGAGAATAGAGATGCGATTGAATCTTATAATCAACATCTTGAAGATTTAAGATTAACAAAAGAAAAGTTACAAATTCTTACGGCTGGGGCGCTTACGGAAGCTTTTATCAATTTTGCCAATGCAACGGGAACAGTACAAGATAAATTAAAAGATTTGATAAAGGACGCTCTGGCGGGAATACTTAGAGCCATAGGAGAGCAATTACTTGCTATAGCAGCATGGCTAACAGTGGGTTTTCAATTCGGTAAAGCGGCAATTGCTGCTGCCGCGGGTGTAGCGGCCATAATAGCTTCAAATGAAGTTAAAAATTGGCAACAGGGTGGTATTATTGAAGCGCAGCAGGGTTATGGTGGTGGTGATATTGTACCAGCAATGCTTGAACCAGGTGAAATGGTTATACCGAAAGAAGTAGTACGAAATAATACGGCAGAACTAAATGCAATGGTATCAGGACAAGGGGGGCAGGGGAGTGCGACTAATGTTATTAATGTATATCTCGATGGTAAAAAGTTACAGGGTGTCATAACAAAGTGGACGGAAAACGGACAACTGAGAATAGCGCCGAGGGCTGTTAGATGAGAATATTCTGGAATAACGAACTCGATAAATATACGTTATCGGCGAACAGTGAGAACAGCTATTATCCGGTCGCAAATGTACAGGATTATCAACTAGCAAAAGTGTACAGGTCTACGGACGATACTTCTGAATGGGTAAAAGTTGACGCCGGCAGTGGGAATACTATAACCGCTACGGGGGCTTGTATATTAGGGCATAATCTAACCAATGGTGGAACGTATAAAATACAGGGCAATGCTACCGATAGCTGGGGATCGCCGTCACTTGATGAAACTTTTACTTATAATTCAGATATTATGATCGAGACATTTGATTCAGCGGAATACAGGTTTTGGCGGTTCAGTTTAGCGGATGATTCAAACCCGGATACTTATTTAGAGATAGGGCGCTTATTTCTTGGAACTTATTTAGAGTTTGCCGATCAGCCGTCAAAAGATTTTCCGTTATCATATGAGGATACCTCCTCGGTAGAATACTCGATTACCGGGCAGGCTTTTGGTGATGAAGGAATTATCTACAAGTTATATAATTTCAAATATCCGTACTGGACGGATACGGTACGGAAAAATGTAGTAACAATGATCGAGGATATTAAACTTGTAAAACCGGTTATTCTTGTACCGGATGAAGACAATACAGATAAACTCGTTCCTGTGTATGCTAAATTAAATGACAATCTATCACTGAATCATCTCGTTGCGTATGCGTGGAATTCAACATTGAGTTTTCGTGAAGTGAAATGATGAAATTGAATTATATGAATTAAAGGAGCTTTATTATGTCGGCGACAAAAATATCGGACTATTCAATCGGTGGTTCTAACTGGACGGAACTACTAACAACAATCGAAAAACAGCGTAAGGGCTATAATGGTATATCTCTTACGAATTACGACAATAATTCCCTACCAGCGATAGCAGCAGGTTCTTACTTTGAGATATCGGGTGCTTTGTATGGTTTCGAATCTGAAGAGGCTATCACGGGTTCTCCATCGAGTGGGAACATAAACTATATCTATATTAATGGCACAACGTTTGTACCTGTTTGGACAACGACAGCACCAACATGGAGCGATGCTAAAAACGGCTGGTATGATGCGAGTGAAACCCATAGATATGTTGCAGGTTGTTATTATGACGGAGCAAATTATACGGGAAAGTGGGTTTATGTAAACAATCGTGATGCTTTAAATATTTTAGATCACATTAAAGATGGAACAACTTATGGAAAGGTGAAGAATACAAATCTTACAAATAACGATGTAGATTTAGCCAAAGTAATCGGTGACCTTGATGACATTGAAGATGGAACAACTTATGGAAAAACAAAAAATAATAATCTTGTAAACGGTCAACCTTCGGAAGTTTTATCGGTAGAAGATCAGGGGGGGATTGCTACAAATGGATTAAAGATTAAAATACTCAATATAGGTGATTGGAATATGGACAGTACGTATAGTGTTAATATACCACATGGCTTGAATTATAGTGATATCCTATTTGCTTGGGCAATAATTAGAACCGATACAGATGGTGCTAGATATCCTCTTGTTGGTCAATATACGACACAAGGTGGTGGTCTTAGTTATTCTTCTACGAATGTTAATTTATATCGATTAGAAAACGGGCATTTCGATGGTGCAAATTATGATTCTACATCTTATAACCGTGGATGGATAATAATATTGTATAAAGCATAACAATATGAGGATAGCATTTTGACATATGCTGATTTTATAGACAAGACAACCTCCGAAAAAACTGTCTTGATTGAACTTGATTTAGGCCTGACAGAAACGGGATGGTATAACTACGATGCTGGGGTATGGGCGCATAAATGGAGTACAGCGGGTGAATTGCATAATATCGGTGATGGGAATATCGGCGATTACAATATGGGCGAGGGCGATCGGAGAGTACAAATATCAGTTGGTTCATGTTTTGTTGATGGTGATGAATATACCGAGCAGGCAAATGTTGCTGACTGCGTGAGTAATGAAAATAGCTGGTATTATGATGATACGAATTTCATATTCTACATACACATCGATAATGGACATGAGCCACAAATACATAGTGTTACAATCGGGTTAACGATTGGTATGAGTAATCGGGCTGGATACTATAATGATTTGTACTATGAGCCGAGGGTTCTTTCTGTACCGGACATTGAAAGAACGAAAGACCCATTATTTTTTGGGATTATCAGGTTCGATAGCGGCAGTTTTTCGTTAATTAATAGTGACGGTTATTTTGATACTATCACCAGCTATATTATTTTTGGGCAACCTGTACGAATATTATTCGGTGGAAATGATTTGGATTATTCAAATTTCGAGACTGTATGTAAAGGGTATATAGAGGATTTAAACCTTAATTATGAGACGGCAGACTTTACAATCATCGATAACCGGAAAAAACTATCTAAAGTTTTGCCTGTTAATACATTTAACAAGACAACATATCCTAATCTTGATGATGATGATATAGGGAAAGCGATCCCGATAGGGTACGGTGAGATATACCATGCACCGGTTATTTGTATAAACAAAGCTCAGGGCGGTACTCCAAGCTGGACATTTAAAGTTTGCGATACGTCGGATCATAGCAACGGTATACAATCGATTGATGCGATATATGTTGATGGTGTTTCAAAAAGCATTTTATCGAGTAGCCTTACTGATGGTACGGTAACAATAGCCAATGGAGACTGGGACGGACAGGCGGAAGTAGTTGTCGATTTTAAGGGGTTAAAGGATGATTCAGATAATTACTTAACGAACCCGCTTGATATTATTAAAGACATATTGAGCGTGTATGCTGATGTTACGTATAACTCGACAAATTACAATACTACAGAATGGGAGACATCTGAAACGCATGATTTAGCAAATGATATAGGATTGTTCGTTGATGAGGAAACAGAGATAAGTGAATTGATAGAGATGATATGTACTTCTGTTCTGGGTTATTTTATCGTGCAGAGTGATGGCAAGTATACGTTTCGTATTCTCGATACTTCAGAAGATGTACAAAGAACAATACACATTGAAGAAATGCTAGGGCCCCCGGAAATATCATGGACAGGTACACAATATCTCGATGAGTGTAAAATCGGGTATAAACGTAACTGGAGCAGCAATTCTCATAGATGGTATATTAATGATACAAACAAGGATGCAATATACAATAAATATAAAAAACATTCTAATAAATCATTTGAAACGTTATTGGTAAATCTTGATGATGCGATTGAATACAGCAATACGATAATGGATTATTATAGCGAGGTAAAAGGCATTTATACCGTTACTACCAAAACACAGAATATACAGCTTGATATTTTGCGAACATTATCGATTGAAATAAACAGGGTTGGCAAGAAGTGGCTGGATTATGTAAAAACGGAAATTATCGGTGTAACAAAGGATTTGATCGAGAATAAGATTAAAATAACGGCACGGCATATATCCGGGCTCACAGTTTTTTTTTTAGGTGGAGCCCTTTTGCAATTAATGTTGATAAATATGCTATAAACATAGATGAATATGCTTTAAGTTACGGGAGAGGGACTTATGGCGCTTGATGACACTGTACCGGCTGATGGTGACGGAATAACAACAGGAGTAAAAGTAAGTGAATTAGCTGGACATATCCGGGATTTAAAAACTGACCTGAACAATGACTTTGCTACACTGGAGTATGTTAACGCTTCTCTGGCTGCTAATACGTTAAACCTGTTTCTTACTGATACATCTTCAGCGGAGGTTGGTGGTTATTATGAGATGTTGTTTTCTGAAACAGGGTCGGGTGGTTCATCGCTTACGGAGAATAGTGTATCGGATGGCGAAACGTTATTATGGTCATACGTTAGCCCGCAATTCGCAATTGCCGACCAGATAAGTGCTGGGTTGTATATTGTTAGTATCTGGGTAGAACAAGATAGCAATAAAACTGTAACATTTACCGCGAAATTATATAAACGTGATTCTGGGGGTACTGAAACCGAATTAGTGGAAACCTCGACTTCAGATACAGTCACAAAAGATACGAAAACACAAATAATAATGTCAGGTTTTCTTGAGGATATAACTATCTACATGGAAGGCACGGACGATAGTAGAGCTGCCGTAAGAATACCGACATCGGTTATTACGAAAAAGATATTTGATGCTGACGGCGATACATACATAACGGTCGAAGAAACCGCTGATGAAGATAAGATACATGTTTATACTGCTGGCACTAAACGGCTGACGATTGATGAGAACGGATATACTAAAATTATTACTCCTGCACGGTGTCAAGTTTATAGTGATTCTAATTGGTCTATTGCAAATAACGCAGTGTCAACGTTAAGTTTTAATAGCGAATTAACTGACCCTTCGAATATGCATAGTACGACTACAAATACAAGCCGTATTATACTCCCCACCGATGGGGATTATCTATGTATTATCAATCTAAAGTGGGCATCTAATGCTACCGGAGCACGCAGGGGAATTATTCGTCTCAATGGAACAACTAATTTGTGGGATGATGTAAGAGATGGAGCCACAGGTGTTTTGGGTGTATATGCATATTCATTTTCTTTTTTGGCTGTCGGATTGTCAAAAAACGATTATTTAGAGCTTAGAGTCTACCAGAATTCGGGGGCGGGGTTAACTCTTTATGGTAATGCCAATTCCACACTTTTTACCGTTACGAAAATTATTTAGAAAAGGTATGTGCAAGAAGCAAAAATACAGGAGAAAAAAAAGAATGACAATTGAACAATTCAAAAAATCGCACAATTTCTCGTTAAACGAGGAACGTTACCAGGGTGGGAAAATAATCGATACTGAAAATATTGAGTTCATTGATCCTGTAATGTGGGCTACAAATGACCATTTCGTGTCTGTGTGTAAATGGATGTATCCCGAGAGAAAAGTATATGCGAAGATTCTCCATATCACGAGCGGAAATCATACAATGGATTCGGCGCATAGTGTAGGTAAAGCGATTGATGAGGTTATTGTCGGGTTAACGTTGTTTGAAGCAATTACTATTGCAATGAGTATCAGGCAGAATCACGGTCCTAGCGGACTTGGATTTTATCCGTATTCAAAACCAGTATTTATACATTTCGACCAGAAAGACTGGAATAGGGATGTTACACGAACAACAGTATGGTATCGAAACGTTGACGGTGAATATATATCGAATACCCATAGACCTGATGAGGTTTATGAGGAGTTATATAATTGCTTTGATCTAAAAATGAGATAGGAGGGGTAAAATGTTTAAACGATTGATCAAGTCTAAAGTTTTTTGGGCATCTATCGGTGGTATTTGTGTTGCTATCGGGACAATGATTGCAGGTGAGCAATCGGTATCGGCTGGACTTATGCAGATATTCGGTTTGTTACTTGCTATTTTCTTCAGGGACACTGCGGCAAAGATGATGGAAAAATAATGTTTAATTTTATGAGCGGTAAAAAAGACTGTTAGAGTACAAAAAATCGTTCTATGAGCTGTTATTTGCGTCTGAGGGGATTCTAGAGGGCTTTTTTTAAAGGCTGTAAAATTCGGAGAAAATTTATGGGATTTCTCAAGAGGCTTTTTGCGAAGAAAGCAGGTACAGGTGTATCTAATGTACTTGATAGTGTAGGTAATCTTGCGACTGATATCCGGTCGGCTATAACCGGTGATATGCCACCGGAAGTGAAGGCGGATCTGTATGGTAAAATACTTGACGTAACGTTGGAAGTTACAAAGATGCAGAGCAATGTGATTGTGGCGGAAGCTCAAGGTGCTTCATGGATTCAGAGAAACTGGAGACCAGTAACGATGCTCACATTTCTTATCCTTATCATATTGGCAGCATTACGGGTGATTGATTTATCACTAATGCAGGTTCCCAAACCAATGTGGACATTATTGACGGTGGGGATTGGCGGATATATCGGGGGAAGGACGGTTGAGAAGGCTGTACTTAATATAGGGGGAAATAAAGGGAAATAAAGAAGGATAGGGAGGGACACGGATAATGGGGATTGTTAAATACGAGGATGATCCTGAAATGAAAGAATACCAGAAGTCATATATTGAGCTTATTGCCCGAAAAGTAGGAGATGAAATATATCAAAAGCTGGAGAAGAAACATTATGATCACGAGCAACGGCTCTCAAAGATAGAAAAGAAAGTATTTAATGGATTCAGTGTAAAAATTAATGTATTATTCGGACTTTATTCGGTGATTATTGCATTGCTGATCAAACTGGCATTCTGGAAGTAGACAGTATAACTAAATAGTATAGTGAATTATAATTTAACAAGCCTTGGTTGCAGGGCTTGTTTTTTTTGTCTAAATAAGCTGGAAATAGCTGGGAAAACATAAAAAAGTTTAAAAAAGTTTATAAAAAAATGTAAAAAAACTTGACAAGAAAATAAAAAAGGGTTAAAATAGTAATATGAAGTTAATAAAATCAAGGGGGTAGCAAAATGAAAAGACATATTATCAAGGATTATGATCAGGTAAATGCCGATTTTTACATCGCTATTAAATCGGAACCGAAACCGAAGTAAGACCTGTTTAACAGGGATTAAAAGAAAATTGTCCGAGCTCTGGCTCGGCAAAGGTTTTGTCGACCAGTTATGGGCAATTTTCAATTAATAACTTGGGCTGGGTGAATCTTATTTTAGGGGGGGCAAGATGAAGGTAGAGTTAGATTTTCAGGCAGGGCAGATTGAAGGACTTTTTATAATTAAAGCGAAGAAGGGAATATATTATGTGACTAAACTTTATCAATATGGCAAAGTTTTAAGGGCTTATACTTATTACGTAGAACCTTTAGGAAAATTAGCATACGAGACAGCCGGGGAATACAGAATACCGGTGGAAGAGATTGAAAGTATTACAATAACAAATAGAAAATATTAGGGGGAGCAAAAATGACTGAGATAGAAAAAAGAATGGTGTTAAAAAAAATAGATGGGATAATATTGTTAATTGAGAACCATCTCAATAGATTATCGCAAGGATTTACAAAACCTATCCCGGTGATTGATTCACTAGAAATGTATGATGCTTTAGAGAGTGCAAGATCGATAAGGTTAACAAGGAAGGAGACAATAAAATGAGAATGACACGATTACTTGCAATGGCAGAAGATGCAAAAGAAGTAGAAAAGTTGAGAGAAGAGAACGAGAGGTTGTGGGTTGTAGTAGATGAAACCATAGCTTTGCTTGAGGAAATCATCAAAGGAATTGAAGGAAAAGAGAAATACAAGGATGTGATAATGACTGCAATAGATATTAAAGACATCATTGAAACAGAAAAGAAATATGCCGGATACGAGGATCACAAGGGTTACAAATAAATTCATGAAAAAAATAAAAAAATATTGTTAAAAAGGGGCATTGTATTATAATAATAAAAAAGAAAAGTAAAGAAAGGTGGTGATAACATGAAAAAGGATATATATATCGGGTTTATGGTGAATGAAGATACAATGAAAAAACTTGATAAGGTGATTGAGAATGAAAATAAAGCTGATCCGACATATCGGTGGAAACGATCCTCGTATATTCGGAAACTAATTGTTGAACATTTGAAAGAAAAAAATTAAAAGAAAACAGGGAGGCGGAAGATGGAAACAACGGAAACAAAAAACAATGATTTTGTAAAACGTGTAGTAAAGGCGTTTTCGGAAATGCCGGAAACTTTACCGGAAACACAGGGGCAGATCGGAAACAGGAAGTATACTTATG